ACATTTTTTACACTTTCAATTGAAGATAAACTTGAATCACTTGAAGCTATTGAATAACGATCATCTTCTTGAATTGCAGAACTTTGTTGATAAACTGGCATAGAACTTTGTTGAATATTTGATGGATGATTAGTTGCTAGAGGTGTTCCATTAAAAAGATCACGGTCTATACGGGGACCTTGCATCTCTTGTCTTCCTGTACGTGTATCCATTGGCTTTGGGAAGCTTTCTTGTTGCTTTTGTTGATACATTTGAGCCATGTTTTGTCCAGTAGGAGGTTTTTGGTCTTTCATTCCTTGACTCATTGCTCCCATCATACTAGCCATAAAATTTGGATTATTTTGAGCAAGAAGGTCACCCATACCAGGTCCTTTTAATAATGTATTTGTAAGATGAAACATAAATGCACTTCCGCCAAGTGTAAGTAAAAGTTCTATTTCTGGAGCAATTTCTTTCTTTCCTCCATACTTTTCATGAAGTTTTTCAAAAATATTATCGTAGTCATCAACGTTTTCCATAACATTTTCGGACCATCCTTCAAGTTTAACATGAAATGGGTCAAATCTTTTATTTAAAAATTCAATACCTGTAACACATGCCATTAAACATCTTCGTGAAAATTTAATAGCTGCTTGGGTTTCAACAAATTTTTTAATTTTTTGATATTCAAACATCATTTCTTCATAATTTGAGGTCATTGTAAATTTTTTAGAAAATTCAAATCCTTTTTTTTCAAGTGCTAAAATTTTAAATAAAAGATCTTGTTTCATTTTTTGTTTATCTTCCCATGTTTCTTTTGGTTGTTGGGGTTGATCTTGTTCTTGTTCTTGGTAATTTTCACTACCACCTGATTCAGATTCATAAACACTGGATTGTTCTGACATTTCTTCTTGTTGTCTTACTTTTTTGGGATTTGAAAATGCTGAATAATCATATTCAGTTGGTTTTTGGTAAATAAAGTTATTTTGTTTTTTTCTTAATACTTTTACTTTTTTAGTTTTTTTAACTGGAATAGAATCGCTTTCACTACTAAAAGATTCACTGTCACTTGATTCGTTTCTTATAACATTGATTCCTCTTACTGGTTCAATATTCCTAATATTGATCTTTTTATTTTTTGAATCACCCCTTTCAACCTTAATTACTTCTTCTTCACTATCGCTCATTATTTTATTTTAACTTTTAACTTTATATAATTTATAATTTATAACTTCTTTAACGCATTTTATTTATATTTTCCTTCTCTAAACCATAAATTACAAATATATTTCACACCTGATTCAATAGGCAATCCTTGATGTAATGCCAATGGATGACATCTATTACCATTTTCTTCTAAAGGTCTAAATATAAGTGCAGCGTATTTAGGTGGTTTGTAATCTTTATTTAATTTAGGAAATCTTGTAGCACCTCCTGTAAAAGAGTCATTAAGATAAATAAGTACTGTTAAGTTACGTTGTCCTCCATTTTCTACAAATGTTTTACATACTTCTGAATCGTCACAACATGCATCATGATGTTCTTTATAAAAACCACCTGGATCATATTTAACTACTTGTAAGGGTTCAGCATTATCTAAATTTTTACCAGTAATATTACAAATTCTCATCATAATATCATAAATTATAGGATCTGTTTTATATAACCATGTTGTTTTACTTTTTCTTATGTTAGTATCATTTCCTGATAATATTGTTGATTCTACAAAATTGTCACTTGCAGTTTTTATTATATATTCAGATTCTTGTGCGGTTATTAAATTGTTGTAAATTTGTGGTAATATATATTCTGCTTCAATGGTGGAATACCCTTTATTTTCAAAAAATGAATACTTTTTTTTAAATAAGAAAAGGATTAATAATAATATTAAAAGTAACTTTATTTTCATTTTAATTTAAATGATTATTTATTTTTTTATTTTTTTTGTTTAATTTAATTTAAAAAAATAAAAATATTTTTTATAAATGAGTAATTCATTTAATTGGAAACAAAATAATTATAATAATACGTCATGGACTTATAAAAAAATACATAAACCAGTTAGTAGATATTCGGCTGGAATTTTACCATATTCATTTGATCAAAATGGTAAGCTTGTTTTTCTACTTGGAAAAGATAATGACAACGAATGGTCAGATTTTGGAGGTAGATGTGAATTTAAAGATCAAAATAATCATAAAAATACAGCTTCAAGAGAGTTTTATGAAGAAACTCTTGGAGCAGTTTTAAGTATTCAAGAATGTAATGATAAAATGAATGATAAAATAATTGAATCAAAAACCTTAAATGGATCACCTTATTACATGTATCTAGTTTATATAGATCTTTTAAATTATTCTGATACATTTAATAAAACTTCTAATTTTTTAAAATATCAATTTGATAGCCGTTCTCTCACAAAAATAATTGAAAAAGTTAGTATTCGTTGGGTATCAATAGATACTATTTTAAATAGTATTGAAAATCGTAATCAATTTATTCAACTTCGTGGTGTTTTCCATAAAACTATTACAGATTTTAAAGAAAAAATAATTGAGTTACTTATTTAAAGTTTTACTTATTTAAACAATTTTGATTTGTAACTTTTCATGGAAAGTTTATCAAAAATAGTATCTTGGTAATCTTCACCAAATTTTAAAACAATACTTTGTTTTAATTGAGGATCCATGGAGTCAAAAACTTTTTCAATATCTTTTTCACCTTGATTAAATTGTTCATCAAAATATTCTTTAAATTGTTTTTTAATTTGAGTTTTATTAAGTAATCTAAAACTAGTTTGTGACTCTTCACACTCGTTTTGTGTGCTTGTACAAGAGCCACCGTTGGTAGCTCGTTTCAACGTTGTGACTTTGTCACAACTTGTAAATTTTTTAAATAAACAAAATGTTATAGCTTGTAAATAACAGTCGGCAAGATCATCTTTTTTCTTACTTGTTTCAAAAAGCTGTTTGAACTCATTTGTTTCATTTAATTCATTTAATTTTGACCTTGCTATCAAAATACCCATCTTTTTTGTTTGGGCATACTTACTCTTAACCTTTGATTCAAGTTTTAATTCAGGTCCTGTATAACATTTTAATTTATGTTTGGGACTAAAAAATTCAATTGAAGTAATTTTTTCAATATTTTTATCAACAATGCCTCTAATATAAAAATAACTTTGCAAACAACCACCTATTATTCTCATTTTTGGGTTAAAAGAAGGTTGTTTTTCTATAACAATGTAATCAACTTCAAGTAAAAATGGGAGGTTGTCTAAACTTTTTATTAAAGTTATGTGAATATCATTTGCAGCTTTTGCTATACTTTCCTTACCACTTGGAACCTTTGCTGAAAATTTAACTTTAACAGTGGCTTTGTCACAACGCTCACAAAGATCAATAATACCCCAATGAGTTATTTTTGAAGTAGTACTATCAAATATACAATATGCTAAATTTATAATACCAACATCAAATGAAAGTATTTTCATTTTATTTTTAATTTTAATTTAAAATGTTTCTTTAAATTAAAATTAAAATGACTTATACACCTTTAATGACATTTTTAATGAATTGTATATTAAATTTAAATTTAGGCGAAATATTATTTGTAAAAAGAACACAATATAATGTTGGAGAAAATAATTATTTTATTACAGGTTTTAGAGGTAATCATGATCGTCGCTTAGGAATAGTTACCATACGTGATTCTTATGGTAACACGTTTAATTATAGATTATCAAGATTACTTAGACAAAACCCTAATTTTATTATTGAAGAAATAACAAAAATTTTTCCAAATCGTACTTTTACAGTTTTATACCAAAATAATTAAAATGTTTCTTTAAATTAAAAGTAAAAATGGATCCAAGGTTACAAAGGTTAGAAAAGTTTTTAAAAAAAAATCAAAAGCTTAACAAACAATTAAATTCAACCATAAAAGAATTGAGGAAAAAAATAGAAATAAAAGAAATAATGACTCTCCCAAAACGTTCTACACTTGATTTTAATGAATATTCTTACAAATTAAGAAGAGATTTTTTAGAAAAAAATATGGATAAATTAATGGAAATTTATAATAGTCTAATTTCAACACTTAGTCTTAGAAGTACTTATCTTATTCTTGAAGACCTTGATCCAATTTATATTTTAGATTATAAAGAAAAAATAATAAACTTATTAAAAAATATGGATAACACACTTAATGAAATCCATGCTATAACCGATCTTGGTCCAGGATTTTTTAAATATAAAAAAGATCAAGAATATATAAAATCTATTATAAATGTTTTAACAAAGTTTGAATCAAGGTTTAATGAAATACAAAAAAGAATAAATTATTTAAATCAAATTTAAAATAAAAGTTTTTAATTAAAAGAAATGCACCCTCCTAATGTACAAGATCGTTTAAAACATTTTATAAGAAATCACTTAGAACCTGGTCAAAGATTACACATAAGCTCCATGGTACCAGATGGTAGAATTGTAGGTTTTACCGTTCTTTCTTATAATCAAAATGAGGACCGTATAAGGTTTATAGTTCCAACAGAACCTCATAGAATTGGTATAATTTTTCTTAATCAAATTGATGACCTTGATTATATTATTATGAATATAATATTACTAACTAATACTAGAACAAGAGTATTATATAGACCACGAAGATTTATTAATTAAATCTTTTAAATTTTAGTAAAATTTCCAATAGATTTAGCAAGTAAATTTTGCTGTTTGTCTTTTTGTTTTAAATATTTTTCAACTTCACGATCAACCTTTTCTTCTAATGTAGGTTCTTTTACAGTTTTAGCGGGATTTGATAAAAATGAAAAACGATCATTAATAATTTTAGAATTTTTGTTGTATTTATTTAACCGTTTTTCTTCTTGTGTCAAAATATAACGATCACAATTTACTTTCTTTTGTACAAGTTTTTCATTCCAACAAATGTTTAATTGTCCATTTTCAAATGCAGTTACAATATATCCTTCTTGATCAAGAATTTTAAAAAGATCTTTTGTTAAAGTAGTTCTATCATAAATTGGAGTATCATCCATTATAGCAGGAATAATATAAGAACATGTTTCATGTTTATGTAGAGCGTAGTATTTAATCTTTTTATGGATATTTTCAACAATTTTTAAAGTTATATCTTTGAGTCTTGTTTTTCTTTGTTTGGTAATATTTATTACTTCTTGAACGTTCATAAGTTATATTAACTTTAAAAAGCATTTTATTTTATTTTTTAAATAAAACCTCACTCAGGTATTGGTTATTTGGTTTTTTTTCAAACAATCTTGGGTCTGATTTACTAGGTAATTTTAAACAATACCCAGAATAATCACCTACAACATCGGTTAATTGGTCACCAACACTCATTAAAATAGTTATACCATAATTTTCATAAAGTCTTTGTTTTTCACGAGATTTAAAATTAATATCGTTGTCATCTTCGGGGCTTTTACGAAGATAAATGTAACTATAATTTATACCAAATCTGTTAAGATCATTTATGGTTTCTTTTTTATAAACGTCTGAACGTGCTGTAATAATTACTATGAGAATGTCTCTAGTAATACAATAATTTAATAAGTCTATAATCGGGTTTATAGGACTTAATTTAAATTTATCAACAAGTAAAAGTGTGTCATCTATATCAAACATAACAGCTGATTTAGGTTTAATTTTTATATTTTCTAAATAATTTACAGCTATATTAGCCGCTCTTTTATAAGGATTATCATTCATAAAATGATCTTTTTTATTACAAATTATAAAAAAAGCAAAAACAATTAAAATAATTAAAATAAAAAATTTCATTTAATTTTAACAACTTTTAATTTAATCAACTTTTTAATTTAATCAAAATATATCAATATCCCAGATTTCTTTGATATTATTTATGTATTTATTTTCAACTTTTACAATAAATTTAAACCAATTTGTTTTGATGTAAAAATTAAATTTGTCATACCCAACAATAACAACTGCGTCTGTAGCAATATCTTTAAGATTTTCTTGAGTTAATTTTAAGCACTCTGTTATAAAATCTGTGTCCAAGATTATCATAGCAAGTAAAAGCTTTCCTTGATTTAAAAAATTATATATAGTATCTAAACTCGGTTTGTAACAACTTTTTATAATTTTTATGTCTTTGAAAAACTCATTATTACTAACTGGAAAACCATTATTACTGATATCCATTATTATATCATGGATACTACGATAACCAAAATCAAAATTAATTGGTTTTAAATTATAACCATTGAATTTAAATTTTTGATAAAAAAACTGCATGAATACACCAATATTACTATTATTATGATATTCATCTAAAAGATTGCTTAGATTTACAGTTTGGACTTCATTATCATATTTGCTTGTACTTTTATAAACTGTGTAAGACAGTTTAAATAATCTTTCTGATGGAATAAAATGTTCATCGTTAAAAGTTTTGCTGCTATTTTGACCCATTTCTTTATTTTTAATTGTTTTTAAACTTTAAATAAATTAAATTTCTTCAAGTTCAAGTTCAAGATCAATTGCAAAATGCTCATTACTAACTTTACGAAACTTTGTTGTCAATGCAGGTCTTGTTAAAGGACTATCAGGTTTTGAAACTAAAATTTCTTTAATATTAGATAACCACTGACTATCATTGTGGGTTTTATTAACAAGGTCATTAATAAGATTGTTGTGTTGAATAATGTTTTTCCAAGAACGTTCATTACACCACAAGGTAAGTGGTAGAGAGTCGTTATAACATCCTAATATTCTAAGGGATTGAAGATAATTTTCTCCATGTGTTTGTAACCCGGCATTGTAATATTGATCAGTTAGATGAAGAGAATAATCTGTACTTACAAAACTTATACCCCTTGATGCAAGATTTCCAGCTATTATACTAATGTGAGTACATTCCACAAGTAATTGTAGAACTTCTGAAATGGAATAATTTTCAAAAAAATGATGTCCATTGCCAAGGAAATGGTATTTTAAAATAAATTGGGAATACTTATTAAGAGATTTGGTCTTTGTAAAAGGTGTATTTTTATTTTTACAAAATACCCGGATTCCATCACCATTATAAACAATGTAAGTAAATTGTGGAAAAAGATCTGAGATGTAGTTCATTAAATTTATTTGATTTTTACGTTTTTTAGTAACAGTGTGTAATAAAACGGCGTGATCCTTTTGTAAAAGTGTTGAATAAATCTTTTTAATTGTAATTTCATCAGACCTTGGATCAACTGTTACGCAGTTTTCAACAAAATTTATATTAAGTGATTCAATACCATGATACTTTTTATTTGGTTTGAGTTTAACTATTTTACAAACATCTCGCTGAGTAGTAAATACGGCTACAGGTGTAGCAGTTGCTCCTAGAATGTGATTGGCACCTTTTTTAATTTGATCTAGTAAAAAGTCACTATAAGATTCTAGATTTTTAGTCTTGATAGAAAAATCAACTTCATCAATACATAAATTATAGTCACCTTGATAAATTTGTAAAACTTGTTTGATTTTTTGTAATTGAAACCGGTTACAAAGTAAAATGATGACCCCTTTTTGTTCCATGGAAGTTACAATTTCTTGGATACTACATTGTGAAAGTATTTTAACATTTAAACCCACATTTACAGTTTTATTAAAATCACTAATTCTTGTTGAAAGCTGTAATTGATCGGCTGTAATATTTCTAACAAGGAATATTACAGGTAATCCTGAATTGACACTAGCATGGACATAACTAATTTCTTCATTAGTCTTTCCAGACTGAACATGTCCAACAAGTGTAAGGTATTTGCAATCAAAGTAATTAACCATAAAATTACTCTTAATTTATGCTTTTAAACCTTTAAACAAAATAATTTTTTAAGGTAAATAGGCTTTTTGTTGGAAATAAAAACATTTTAAAGTTAAATGGTATTAAAAAATATTATTTTTAGCGGAGGAGGATTTAAAGGTTGGGCATATATAGGGACAATTAAAGCGTTAAATGAAGAAATCAATTTTAAAGAAATCCATGAAGTAATAGGTGTAAGTGTTGGTGCAATATTTGGATTATTTTATGTTTTAAACTTAGATTACAAAACAATTTTAAATTATTTTTTGAATTTAGATTTAAGTAAATATCTAGATATTGATCTTGATTCAATACTTTCAAATCAATCCATATTACATGGAACACATTATAAAAATATAATACTAACTTTAATGAAACTAAATAAAAATGTTAGTGACAATTTAACGTTTATACAACTTTATGATTTAACTGGTATAAAATTTACCACATGTGCTTTAAATATTAATACAATTGAATTGGTTTATTTTAATCACCTTTTAACACCCCATGTAAAGGTCATAGACAGTATAATGGCAACTAGCGCTTTACCAATTTTATTTCCAGCTTATAAAATTGGTGAAGATTTTTATTATGATGGAGGAATTTGTAACAATTGTCCATGTAATTTAGTAGATCCAGAAACGAGTATAGCATTTACAGTTGGTAGTATTTATATTCCTTCAAAATGGAATATATTAAATCTAATAAATAGTTTAACAAGAATGTTGAACAAACTTATTATTAAAAATCAAGAAATTATTTTTAATATTATTAGTAAAAAATATGATAATGAAATGTATAATATAAATCAATCAAATGATACTATTTTTAACATATATATGGATGGATATACACACACAAAAAATGTTTTAAAAGCAATCTCCAAAGGAGATTGCGATCTCACCGTTTTTAACACTTTTTCTTAAAAAATTGTGAAAGGTTTGTTTTAAAATCTTCATAAACAACCTTCTTTTTAGATTGTTCAAGATATTTTAATTTATTAAAATTTGCATCAAACGGGATTTTATAACATTCCTTTTTGTTTTGAGATTTTTCTTTTAAAATTTTTAAAGAACTACTTAATTTAGATTCACCTTTTACTTCAACTTCATGGGTTATTTCAAATTCTGGAAATAGTTGTTGTATTTTATCTGCCATTCCTTGGGCATTTATAAGTACCATTTTTTCAATAACTTGTTGTGGATCTTTAAACTGTTCAACTACATTTTCGTTGTAAAAGTGGTAAATTGAATCTAAACTAGAATAACATATTAAATTTGTTTTTGACATTTCACAATATTTTATAAGATTATCTGCCAATGTGTCTTGAGTATCTGAAAAAATAAATACAAATTTAACACATTTTAATTCATTGATGTAATCAGTTCTCATTTTTAAATCCATACCAACTACACAATGATTGTATTGTGTTCCATAAACACGGATATTGTCTTGGTTTTTTCCATATTTATGACTTATTATAGTATCTTTTGGAAGTATTCTTATTATATTTACAAAAGGGTAGAGTATATCCCATTTTGGATTAATATACATCAATATTTTACCCCAATAAACAGGTTTTGGAAAAAGAGAGTCATCGTACTTTAATATTTTAGGCATTATTTGTTTTATTAAATTAAATTTTAATCTTTAAGGTGCATTAAATATTTGTAAAATTAAAATAAAAGTAAAATAAAATGAAAAACAAATCAAAATTACTTTTACTTTTAATTTTCATTTTACTTTTCATTTTTTATAAAAATAGAAGCGGGTTTAGTGCTAACGAAAACAATAAACAAACCGACCAACAAACCGACCAACAAACCGACCAACAAACTGATAAAAAATCCGATCAACAATCTGATCAAAAATCAGATGAACAATCAGATCAAGAAAATACAGGTGATCTTGTTTTGATATTTTATGCTCCATGGTGTGGATATTGTAAAAGATCCATGGAAGATTTTAATAAAGCAGTAAGTAAAAATAAAAAAATAAAATTAATAAATGGTGACAAAAATCCAGATCTTGTTGAAAAATACGGTGTTAAGGGGTTTCCAACTATCTTAAATACAAATGGGGAAACATATAAAGGTAAAAGAGACTATAGTAGTATTTTAGATTTTGCAAAATCTTAAAACGTCATTGACTTTTATTTTTTTTGACAAATTTTAAATTTATTTAAGGAAATAAGCTTTGATTTAACCAGGAACTTTTAAAAAGAAATTACTTTTTTTTAAAAAATATGGCACCAAAGTCTATAAAGAGTATTGAAGAAACCTACCAGAAGAAGTCCCAGCTTGAGCATGTTTTACACCGCCCTGGAATGTATATCGGTGATACCTCTCATTTTACAACAGAGCGTTGGATTATTGAAAACGGTGTTTTTATCAAGAAAACAGTTACAACGAGTCCAGGTCTTTATAAAATATTTGATGAAATTTTTACCAATGCAACAGATCATAGCCAACGTGACCCTACAATGAAACGTATTGAAATTACCTTTGACAACAATCAAATTACTATTCTTAATGATGGTCAAGGTATTCCTATTGAAATTCACAAGGAACTTGGTAAATATGTTCCAGAGATCATTTTTGGTGAATTCCATACTTCAAGCAATTACGATGACACCGAAGCACGTACTGTCGGGGGTTTAAATGGTTATGGATCCAAGCTTACCAATGCATTTTCCAAACTTTTTACTGTTGAAATTTGCGATTCCAAAAATCATTACACTCAAACATGGAGCAACAATATGACTACCAAGACTCAAGCTCAAGTTGTACCCAAGAAGGGTAAAAGTTTTACAAAGATTTCATTCATTCCAGATTATCAGCGTTTTGGAATGACTGGAATGGACCCTGATACAACCGCAGTTTTTCTATCAAGGGTTTATGAGGGTTCTGCTATAACTAATAAAAATGTAAATATTTTCTTTGATCAACAAAAAATCCCAGTTAAAAATTTTGAAGACTTTGTCAATTTGTTTGTAGGTAAAACTCCCAGGGTTTATACAAAAATCAATGATCGTTGGGAAATTGCAGTTGTTTTAAATCCTTACGACAAGTTTTCACAAGTTAGTTTTGTGAATGGTATAAGTACAACTGAAGGAGGTACTCACGTTGATTACATTGTCAATCAAATTGTTTATTCTCTCAAAGAGTCCATTGAAAAGAAAGCCAAAGACACCGTTATAAGACCTGCTTATATCAAAGACAACATCTTAATTTTTGTTAATTGTTTAATTGAAAACCCTACATTTAGTAGCCAGACCAAAGAAAACCATGTTACCAAAGTCAATAAATTTGGGAGTACTGCCAAATTGACTGAAGAAACTATCAAAAAAATTGAAAAACTTGGTATCACTGCCAATGTTATTGACATTGCAAAAGCCAAAGAAAACAAGAGCCTTGCAAAAACCGATGGTAAAAAGCAGTTTCGTTTATCAGGAATTCCCAAACTTGATGACGCCAATAAAGCAGGTGGTGTTGAAGGTTTTAAGTGCAAACTCATTCTTACCGAAGGTGATTCAGCAAAAGCATCGGCGATTGCAGGTTTATCAGTTATTGGTCGTGATTACTACGGTGTTTTCCCACTTCGTGGTAAGTTACTCAATGTTCGTGATGCAACACCTGCACAAATTCTCAAAAATGAAGAAATCAATTGTCTCAAGAAAATTTTAGGTCTTCAGCAAGGCAAGGAATACACTTCTACTAAAAGTTTAAGGTATGGTGGAATTCTTATTTTTACTGATGCTGATAATGACGGTTCTCATATCAAGGGTTTGATTATCAACTTTATCCATTCCTTTTGGCCTAGCTTGTTAAAACTTGATTCATTTGTAAGCAGTATTATTACCCCAATTGTCAAGGTTAGTAAAGGCAAGACTATAATTCCTTTCTATAACCAAGACGACTTTACTACTTGGAAAAATGTCAATGACACAAAAACTTGGCAAATTAAGTATTACAAGGGTCTGGGTACATCAACTGCTGTAGAGGCTAAAGAATATTTTACAAATCTTACCAAGCAAACCATTGTTTATTCTTTTACTGAAACAACTGATCAAGACCTCGTCAAGGCTTTTAAAAAGGGTTTTGAAGATGATCGTAAAGAATGGATCAAGGCAAGTACAGGTAAAGTTAATAGTCTCAATTTTTCAGTTTTACAGCAAAGTTATACCCAGTTTGTAAATCACGAGCTTATCAATTTTTCAATTGCCGATCTTGAAAGAAGTATTCCAAATATGATGGATGGATTTAAACCTTCACAGAGAAAAGTACTTTACGCTTGTATCAAAAAAGGACTACATTCCGATATCAAAGTTGCACAATTGAGTGGTTACATTTCTGAACACACTAGTTATCATCACGGTGAAGTAAGTCTTCAAGGAACAATTGTAAATATGGCTCAAGACTTTGTTGGTTCAAACAATATCAATTTACTTTATCCATCTGGTGCATTTGGCACTCGTCTTTTGGGTGGCAAAGATTCAGGTAGCCCAAGGTATATCTTTACTCGTCTTATGCCAATTACCAAGGTTTTATTTAATGAATCTGACAACAAACTTTTGGATTACCTTGAAGATGACGGTTTTACAATTGAACCAAAATACTACATTCCTATTATTCCCATGATTCTTGTAAATGGAAGTGAAGGTATTGGTACAGGTTATAGCACAAATATCCCTTGTTACAATCCCGATGAAATTATTGCAAATTTGAAATTACTTATTGATTCTGATGGTAAAGCTGAACAAAAAAGTTTGTTTCCTTGGTATCGTGGTTTTAAAGGTACAATTGAAGAATCGGAAGGTAAATTTATCACAACAGGGGTTTATAAAGTAAGTGGCACTACGGTTGAAGTCACCGAACTTCCTATAGGTAAATGGACACAAACTTATAAAGAATTTCTTGAAACCCTTGTTGAAGCAAATGAAATTATTGACTATCGTAACAACTGTGATGACACAAATGTTAGTTTTAAGATTGTTATGCAAAAGACTGTTATTGACCAACTTGTCGCAAAAAATGAAATGATTAAAAAGTTAAAATTGACAAGTATTATCAATACAACCAATATGCACGTTTTTGATGAAAACTGTAAAATTAAAAAAGTTACAACACCTGAAGAACTTATTTATCGTTTTTACAAAGTTAGAAAGGAGTTGTACATTAAGCGTAAGGAATATCTTATTAAACAATTAACTGACTCTCTTAAACTTTTAGATTCAAAAATTAAGTTTATTGAACTTATTATTAGCGAACAAATTGTAGTGTTTAATAAGAAAAAGGATTTTATCATTAAACAAATTGAATCTTTTAACCTTTTAAAAATTGATAATTCTTACGATTATCTTTTAGATCTTAAGTTATGGACACTTACAGCAGAAAAAATAGAAGCTCTTAAAAAAGAATCTGAAAAGATGCAAGAAACCCTTGAAAAACTTCAAACAACGACCATTTCCCAAATGTGGAAATCAGAATTAATGAACCTTCAATTTTAAAGAACTTATTGATAAAGTGGAACAAAATAAATTTCCCCGCTTATATTAACTTGTAAAAATTTTCCAGTAATAGTTTTACTTAAAGTTTGTGCAACAGTTGGATCATTAACATTTAAAACATTCAATGAACTTGCTGTTGATTGTGTTACATTACCATTTAAAGTTAAACCACCTAATTGACAACTTAAATTTCTAAAATTGGTATCTAAAGGAATACCTGAACTCATTTAATTAATTATTTTTAGAAAATAAAATAATTAATTAAATTAAACTAACGTTAAATGAATTTAGATCAATTTTTATTAACACCAAATTGTAGTGTTTTTGATCAAGCTGTACCAGGAACTGGACCACCTGGTCTTGTTAGTGCAAAAGCTCCTAATGTTGAAAATGCAAAATACAACGATTCCTTTAATTTATCTTTAAAGTCTAAATCAGATTATAATTTAAATCCTACACCAGATGGATTTGTTAAAACAGCCTTTCCTAGGTTTCAAGAAACACGTGAAGGAATTTATGCAATTGAAACTGACCGTGGTGAGCTTTCTGCTACAACTGAAACTCAAATAAATGTTAAAGGACAGCGTCAATTTCAAGCACGTCTTCAAGATACACTTAGACCCACTACCAAAGAAACCACTTTATTTACATATAACGGTAGTATAGCACCGGTAACAGAAGCGCAAAGTGAATATTCCACATTTATTCCACATTACGCTAAAATTGGTCAAAAAACTGTTAGGACCAATGGAGCAAGTAATTATGGTCTAAGAGATGCAACTAATTTTTCTTACATTCCAGGTGCTGCTCCTACAGGTATTAACGGCCAATCAATTCAAAATCCAGATGTACGTGTTGATAATCTTTGGAAACGTCCTGATTTTAATGTTGATGGACCAGGTACATTTAAAGGTGCCATACCTGATGGTGCTAAGTTTCAACAATACCGTAGTATTGCAAAACCAACTACAAATGCTCTTAGAATTCATCAAAATCTTGAAACTGATGGTGGTAGTCTTTCAGATTATTCTCAATTACTTGGTAAGCAAGTTGATGGTATTGAAAATAGATACACGGCTAGTTATCAAATTGCACCTTTATTTACAAATCCATTACATGTTATTTGGAATCCTGACAATAAAGGTGAATTACCTGCATTTTATACCAATCAAAATCCTGAGGATTATTCTTATTCTAATTTTAAACAACTACCAGGTAATGAATTTGTTGCAGGTGGTTACAACCAAGTTTGGCAACAAGATAAATCAAAAGACTCTACCAATTCACACATTCTTGATATTGGAACGGGTATCTACAATCCACAAATCAATTGGCAACAAGGTCACAATGATCGCCCAGGTACAATTGCCTACAACAAAGTGTTTCCAGGTTCATCATACTCTGGCATCAGGTCAATTGACGACATGTTCCAACATGACGAAAGTTCTATTAATAAAGCATATCCATTTGTTAATATGTATACAACTTTGGGTGACCCAAATGCTGGACAAGTTTCTTCAAGGGCTTAATTTTAAAATCTTCTTTCTCGGTGTTTTCGTTTAACTTTTTTACGACCATTTTGGGGAGCTTGATGTGGTTGGCCAATATTAATAGGGCCACCGTTATTATTTGCATCTCCATTAAAAGCAGGTGGAAATCTGTATAGTACATCATTATTTGGTAAATTTGGTAAATTTGGTAAATTTTGTATAATTTGATAATTTTGTTGAATTGGGTCTATATTATAATTAACGGGATTTGGTATATTTCTTATAAAAAGATTATCAGTTCTTCCAAACTTTGTTGAACCTGTACATGGTTTTTTACAAAATTCAAGATCTAATATAAGCTGTTTTAAATTTAAACTAATTTGTTTGTGTTTTTTACCAAACCCGCAATTAACACATCCTCCCATTTTACTTGAACCAATTCTGGTCATTTTACCAATTTTGAATTTATTTGAATGGGTAATTTGATTAACTGTACAACCTTCTTTTTTATTTGAAAAAATTCTAATAAAAGGTTCAACGTCAGTTGTTACGTCGTTTTTTTTATCGGGTGTAATAAATTTTTGTCCATTGTGGTAACTTGAATTACGGTAATTATTAGATGGAAAAAAATTTACAAAAAACCATGCATGTTTGTGATTATTCCATTCTATCTCACATGTTCGTGAATCAAATTTTTCAAAAATAGTGTGAAGATAATTTGTAAGTTCATCAACTGTTTTTATTTTTGATGAATCTTCTTGTCCTTGTTTATCAATTTTACGAAGTTCTTTAAGATCTTTTTGTTTTATGTATTCTTTTATTGTTTGATTTTGAATTTTAGATCCATCTACTTCTGGAAAACCTATATTGGGTATTCTACTAAATGTTGAATTTCCAAATGAATAACGATTTATATTTGTTTCAGCGTGTATGCCAGTATGACCTATATTTTGAGTTGATTCTGTAACATTTTTAACTTTTTTAATTTTTTTTGCATTTAATAAATTAATAAGATCAAATGTATTTACAAAATCAACATACGAATATGGATTTATAGTAATACCTTTTTTTGCAAGATTATTTACTTCTGTTATACCTCTAAAATTATGAGTTGTTTTGAAATATTCTTCTATTACAAAAATTAAAATACCGCGCTCAGTGTCATCTAAAAGTTCTTTCATTTTTCTAATTTTACATGGACTAAATTGGATTGTGTAAAGTCCTTCAACACTAAAAACAAGATGAGCTTTATTACCAGCTAAAGCAAATTTTATAGATTCTCTCATGTCTTCTCCTGAAGGCCATCCCCAAACAGTTTCTCCATTGTTATAAGCACTTGCAGGATGTGTATGGAAATTAATAACATTATTTGGAGTATATACACTATCGGCATCTCCTTTTGTTTTATTAACACCTATTACTTGGTTGTTATTATCACAATAAATAATTCCTGATATTTCGTGGTCTTTTTTAAGTTCTTGATTAACATCATTTACCAGTGTTAAGGGAACATTTAATTTTAATTTACATTTAGTAGGTTGTTCAATGGTATAATTTTTACCTGTGTATCTAGCTTCAGCATTATTTGCAGGTTGAAATGAATTCATTGACTTTCTTTTAATTTAAGCTGTTATTTTTTTATTCGTTAATTATTAAAAAATAAAAAAAAGCTTTTAATAAACATTATGAGTAAAACTTTAAACATTGGAGTAATTGTTGAAGCAAAAAACGAATATACAGAACAATTAAAAAGTATAGTTACACCTCTTGTTATTCAAGGGGTCAATAGTATCTATCAAGATGCTTTAAAAGTATCTGAGGGTAAAAATGTTATAATGACTTTTCAACAATTTTTAAAAGACGTAACAACATGGAATCAAACTATTTTACAAGAAGAAGCGAAACGTATTAAAAAGAAATGTCCATACATTATGGACATCGTTACTGCAATTTTTGTATCAAGTGTAAAGATTCTTGCAAGTATTCGTTTGAAGGGTAATAATGATAACATTAAAGTAAAGATACCAAGTTGTGAATTATTTATACATTCAGTTTATATTGAATCAGCACAACAAATATTTTATGACCCTATGCTTTTTTATCATAAAACAAATAATTTTAACCAAGTTCAAAAAAATAAAAGATATGTCAAAGAAATTATTGAAAACGCTGTTGAAGAATCCATACGTAAAATGATGCCATTTGATCATATTTTAGAAGAATATCTTAAAAATGCACTTGACGATAATGCTGAATATACTGATTCTGATGAATCAGAAGAAGAATCAGAAGATGGTGATATCTTAAATAATGAAAAAATAATTGATGAACCCGAAGAAGAACCAGAAAACGAAAATGAAACTACTAAAAATCTCCATATAGATGGTTTAAATTCATATGTTAAAGAAAATAATATCAATGGTAATCTTAACGGTAATCTTAATACTTTTCAACCACCACCTTATCAACCTCAAAATAACATTGTTTCTGAAAATGTTAATAATAATAACTTTGGATCGGATTCAGGTTCTTCAAGTTATAGTTCTGGATCTGATTCTGGATCAGAATCAGATTCTTCTAGTTCTTCTAGTTCTTCTGGTTCTTCAAGGTCTTCAAGGTCTTCTGGTTCTTCAAGAGCTGAACATCCTGAAAGAAAAGACCATCAAGACCACCACCAAGAGCGTCACAGAAGACACGAACGTCATGAAGCTCACAGAAAAGAAGAGAAAAAAAAGTATTCCTTTTTTTAAATTAAAATACTCGTTTTATCTTTATTTTAAAAATAAAAGCTTAAATTAAAATGATAACTAAACTTTTACCAGTTATAGTTTTTATAATTGTGAGTATTTCACTTTATTTATTTTCAAAAGATGCCGATAAAAACAAAAAACCATTAAATTTTGTTCTACCAGGGGCTGTAGCAGCACTTGCTGTATTTTTATATTTTAAATATAAAGGTTCAAATGAACCAATGATGCAAGGAAATTATTTTGAATAACTTTAAATTACATTACCAACTTCATTATAAGATGCTACACCTGTACTATTTCCTGGTGTAAATCCTGTATTGTATTCAAGTGTCTTAGAACCTTTCATTGAGGTTAGTACAGGTAAGCTTAATTGTTGTGGTAACTGTGACGCATCTTTGTAGTAATAAATGTACATCTTAATTTGAGAAATCATTTTTGATATATATTCTTGTAAAACATCACTGTTTAATTTTATAAGTTCTGATTTAATGTCAGTAGTTTTTCTAAGATTTGCAAAACAAATTGAACCATTATGGATTTTATAATTTTGATAAATATTTACCATGTAATAAAATAAATCATCCATATTGGGTTTTTTTATATCAACCCCTTCTGGAATGACGTCTTTTGTATTTTCTTTAACTTTTAGTACTACTGAATCTCTTAGATGATTTATATTATCATTGCTAAAATAAATACTCATTAAAGTATCAGGTGCTATATGTAAAGAATTAGATGCAAGTAGAATAAATCGGTTTTCATTTGTTTCAATAGGCCTGGGTGCTTGTAAATCTCTATTTGAATATTCCGTTTTATAAGAATTTGAACCAGAAGGTGTAAATTTATCTTGATTGAAAAAATATTGATCAAGATCATTTACACTTTTTGTATTTTCAGGACCAATTTGATTAAGTGGTTTAATAAGTCCTTGAATACAATTAGTGTAATTAGTACCGTCACCATATGTTGCTGTACTGGTTTGGTCACGGTTTTTATCATTTAATTCATTAAGACACCACCCATATGGTTGATAAACGTTATTCATTTTATTCATTTTAATTTAATCTTTTATTTTATTTTATTTTTAAGTTAAAATAAAGATTAAAAATTAAGAAAATTAATGGCTAATTTTAAAGTTGCAAAAAGAGACGCCTTATCAGATACTCGTACAAATATTTATGATCTCCATGAAAAGAGACTTGAGTATTTTGAAAATGAAAAGACTAAATTAAATGATTACCTTTTTGAATTAAATTCTCTTAAAGATAAATTAATTCAAAATAAAGAAAATAAATGTGAATTATATGAAAAAATAAATGATTTAGAATCAAAAATAAGTTTAATTGAAAATGATACAGAATTAAATAATTATCTTTTAGATTTTGTATCAATTGTAAATAATTTTTCTGAAAATTGTGAATCTTTTGAAGATAATTCACAAAAGGGTGTTATGGATACTTTTGTAAATGCTAGTATAAACACTAATAAAACAGAATTGTATAATGAATATATAAAAAAATTTAATCCAGAATTAAAAAATATAAATATAAATAAGTTTAATAAAAAAGTATGTAAAACATGTCAATCAGAAAGTTATTATTATGATCCTAAAACAAGTTTAGAAATTTGTAATGATTGTGGTTTAACAAATTATATACTTTATAATGAAGAAAATGGTGTGAGTTATACAGAAAATGTAGAACAAGTTGTTTTATTTAATTACAAGCGTAATAACCATTTTCAAGAATGTTTAAATCAACTTCAAGCTAAAGAAAATACAAGTATTCCTCCTATTATTATCCAAAAACTTGCAGCTGAATTTAAGAAATATAATATAACCAATCCAAAATTATTTACACCAAAACTTGTTAAGGTTTATCTTAGAAAATTAGAATACAATAAATACTACGAACATATTCCAACTATAATTAATGAATTTTGTGGATTACCTGCTCCAAAATTAACACCAGAATTAGAACAACAACTTAAAATTATGTTTGATGAAATTCAGATACCTTTTGAAAAATATCGTTTGCAAATTTGTCCTATGCGTAAAAATTTTTTAAATTACAATTACATTTTTTATAAAATGTGCCAGCTTCTTAACAAAGATGAATTTCTTAATTGCTTTCCTCTATTAAAAAGTAGGGAAAAATTATATGAACACGACCTTATTTGGAAGGGTATTTGTAAAGATCTTCGTTGGCAATTTATTCCATCTATTTAAAATAAAATAAAAATAAAATGTTAGTTTATATTAACTTTTAAATGGCTTTACCATTAATTGGTTATGGATGGATTAAACGTAAAAGAGCTTCAAAAGAAAATAATGAAATAAATACAAAATTCAAATTTGGAAATAAAGTTCAAAGTTTAACAATGGAACAAGAAAAAATATTAAAATACAAAGAAAAAATATTTAAATTGGAAGAAAAAATAAAAGAAAAAGTTTTAGAAGAAAGAGAGAAAATAGTAAATTATAAAGAAAAAATAAAACAACAAGAACAAATTTTAAAAGAAAAAATTAAACAACGAAGAATTCTGTATTTAAAATTAGGTGCAGGCGCTACTGGTACATTAGTTAGCGCAGTTGCTATTAAAAAAATGCTTGGTTTTGGAAAGAAAGGCAATAAATTTGGATCAAAACCTGATCAAAAAAAGAAAAAAGTAAAAAAATATTTAAAAATAGGAGCAGGGATATTAGCAGCTGGAGCAGCATCTGCATTTGTTTTATCAAATAAAGGTACAAGACAGTTTTTAGGTAACCAAGCGAGAAAAACTGGAAAATCTATTAAAGGTATGGTAGTAGAATCACCTCAGCAACGAGCCCTGCGTGAAGAAAATGAAAGACGTAATAAAGAAGCTAGAAATTGGGCTATAGAACATAGTCATGAACAAACACCGTATCTAAGCCCGTGGGCATCTACTGCTACAAGACAACGTGTAGCTAAACAAATGGAACAACATAGGGCCCGAAATACTGTTCATAATCCATTAATTAATTCTTAAATAAAAAATAAAAGTTTTATTTAAAATGGAATTATATGAAAAAGTAACAAGTTACGATCAACTTCTAGATTTAAATGTAAAATTTATAAATGATGAAATCAAATGGACACCGTATCATCAAAAACCAATTGAAAATACAGGTCCATTAAAACAAACACTTATAGACATCAATCAAAAAGGTTTTTTAACACTCGGTGGTCAATGTGCAGTTGATACACCAACTTTTGAAAAAAAATTATTTTTAGATGGATATCTTGATCCAAAATTAGTTCGTAATTTTATAAAATATCTTAAAGGTTTTAAGAAAATTGAATTTTTTATAGAATTTCCTAATAAACAAATAAAAACAAACATTAGAAACTGGAAAGTTAATTCTGAAAATCAAGCATTTTATTTTAATAGTTTAGCTAGAACAAGAAAATCAGACCAAGATGAATGGACAAATACAGATGTTCTCCCGTTTAAATCAATTTCTTCTTATATTACATCAAATTTTTGGAAACCTTATAATAATGTTATATCCATTTTAAAAAATTACGCCTTTGTACATTTACAACACCACAGTTTTCATGATACAAACAACGATCTTTATACTATAATTGATGGATTTTTAAAAAGTTCGGGTAATTCACAGTTTGGTCTTAAAAGGAAATACATTATTTTAAACAAAAATAAAAAAAGGAAATTAAGTATTTATCAAAAAGATCTTGATAGATTAAAGAGAATTTAAAGAAAAGAATTTTATTTAAAATATAAAAAATGTCTAACACTGTAAAAAAACGTCTTGAACCTTGGGATGAACTTGATGAAAAGGGTATCAGAAAGGTTCATGTATTAACTGACGCAGCTTTTCAAGCAACAAACACAAAGGAAGTAAATCTTGCAACAGATCCTATTAAGGTACCTGGGCAAAACTGGGCTTGTGTAAGTTTTGTAAGCCCTGATGGTAATCAAAAAAACAAAAGTTCAATTGGAATGAAAATCCGTGGAGTTTTTGATACACGTGAAGAAGCTACAGCTTATGTTCAAAGACTTATTAGACTTGATCCAATGTTTGATATTTATGTTTGTGATATGTATAATTGGTGTCTTGTGCCCCCTGATCCAGAAATGGTTAATGACCAAAATTATCAAGATGAAACGCTTAATAAAATTATTGGAGAGTATCGTAAAAATCAAATTTATGCCAAAGAACACTTTGAAGAACGTAAGCGTGAAATGCTTGAACAGGCCGCTGATGAACTTAAGAGGGCTGCGTTACAAAAACTTGAACAAGAATCTCAAAAAGAACTTGAAGAAGCTCAAACAATTCATGGAGATTTTGTTGAAAATCAAGAAACACTTGCCGCCACAGAAATTGGAAAAGAAGAGCTTGCAAGTTTTGATAAAGAAACACCAGGTTTTGTTACAGCAAGTCAATTAATGGAAAGTTTATGTGAAGGATTTAAAAAGGAAGTTTAAAATTTTAAATTAAAATTAAAATTAAAATTAAAATATTTTGTTTTTTTAAAATGCCCGTTAAAAAAAGAAAATCTAAACGAACTGTTAAAAGAAAACCCCTTAAAAGACCCGTTAAAAGAACAAAAAAATACAATTTTGTACCTAATCCAGAATATGTTCCACAAATTGCTCCAGAAGTTGTAAAACCTGTTGAAGTTGTACCACAAGTTGTAAAACCAGTTGAAGTTGTAAAACCAGTTGAAGTTGTAAAACCAGTTAAACCTAAATCTTTTTACCAAACAAATAAAACTAAAATAAAAATAGCAGGAGGTACAGCTGCTTTGATAGCAGCTGGAATTTTAGGAAGAAGGCATTTAAATAATAGAAGAGTTGCTAAAGCTGCTAGAGAAGATGCCGCTAAAGCTGCTAGAGAAGATGCCGCTAAAGCTGCTAGAGAAGATGCCGCTGCTACTAAAATACAAGCGGCATTTAGAGGTCTAAAACCAAGAAAAATTCTTGCTCAGGAAAAGAAAGATAAAAGTGATGCTCAAGCTATGAGAGACGCTAGCAGACATCAAGCTGGAATAATAACAAACCAAGCACTTGCTCAACAAGTTGCTCAACAAGCTGATGCATTTAAAAAAATAGCTGATGAAAAAGCTAAAGCAGATGCAGATGCTGCTAAAGCTGCTGAAGCTAAAGCTGCCGCTGCTCAAGCTAAAGCTGCCGCTGCTCAAGCTAAAGCTGCCGCTGCTGAAGCTAAAGCTGCTCAACAAGCTAAAGCTATGAAAAATGCTACAGTTAAACCCGGTATGGAATTAGCATTAAATGGACTTAACACTAGATATGTTCCATCTAGGTTACCTATATTAGGTGCTCCTCCTCCTGCAAAACCATTAGCAATTCTCCCACAACCATCTATGCCATTGTCTGCAAATGCTTTAGTACCTTATACACCACCATCTTCATCAAATGCTTTAGTACCTTATACACCACCATCTGTTCAAAGACCATTAAAAGGATTTGTACCAGATACACTTAGGCCTCATCTTACACCAGGAGCCGGTAGAAAATCTATGCAACATCTTCTTGAAGCGCCACCATCTTCTATGAAACCTTTAACTCCTCCTGGCCCTGTATCTAAGGCTTTGGCTCAAGGTCGTGTTCTAACAAACCCTGGAAATTATAAAGAACCTTTAGCTATTGAAGGTCCAAGGCCTGTTATAAAAGCTGATGCGTCAAATGGTTTAGTACCTTATAAAGGACCATCTGTTAAAAAACCAGCTACAAAAGAAGAAATAGAACAAGTTGCTGCATTGTTGCAGCTTCACGCTATGAATAAAACTTTAAATGCTAAAAAACCACTACAATTAGAAGGGCCGAACCCTGTTAAAAAAGCTGCTACTCAACAACCTTTTTCTGGAAAAGCTGAGCGTGTAAAAGCTGCTATTTCTGGACATGAAACTGAGGAGCAGCGAAAAAAACGCCAAAGTGATGCTAGAATGGTAGTATCTGTACGAGCTTATCCCGGTGAGTCTGATTCTCAAGCAAAAAAAAGGATTAAAGATCAAAGAGATAAAGCAGTTAGACAATCCGATGAAGCTTTAGCTAGACAAATTAATAAAGAAAAAAAACGTATTTTAAATAGAGAAACAGGTTTAAATACACAAGAAAGAATAAAAAATCAACAAAGTGGTAATATTGATAACGGAAACACCACGTATAATAAAAATGGTAAATGGTCTATAACAGATTTAAACTTCGGAAGAAGAACAAGAAAAAGGGTTAAACGAGTAAAAGTAAGTAAATTAAAAAGAGATTTAAATTTGTTAAAAAGATTTAAATAAACAAAAATATTTTATTTTAAACATTTAAAATGAAAATAAGTTTAAAAGAAATCTCTTTTGATAATTTAAAATTTACAAAGTGTGTAACTGATTTAGGAACAATTTATAATTTAAATGAAATAATAAACTTCCAGACACCATATGTTAAAATAGTTGAAATAGACAATGACTACATATATTTACAACTTTTACCAACAAAGGCTTGTCAATTATTTTATACAAAAATGTGTGAATTTGAAACTAAACTTAAAGAACAATTTAAAAAAGAAATTAATTGTTTATTTGAAAATACTCATTTTAAGGTAAAAATAAAAAATAATAAAAATTTTAAAATTTATTTTGAAAATAGTTTATTTAATTTTTACCATTTAAAATCTGGAATGGAAATTATAATTTTAGTAACTATAAATAAATTATGGGATAATGGAATAATTAATTACCATTTTAGTTTAAATGAAATGGTAATTAAAAAAATAATTTAAACAAATAATTTAAACAAATAAATTTAAAAAACTTTAAATGAAAACAGTTTTTAAAAAAGATCATTATGAAACTGACATTATTTTAGAATGTTTTAATTGTAAGGTTTTGGAAATTAAAGATAATTTTATATTTTTTAGAGTTCAAGAACCCATTTTAAAACGTCTTGAAGATATAAAACGTGACATCAATGTTTTAGTAAATAGAAATCAAGAATTTTATTGTGATTGTAAAAAATTAATAAAAAATGGTAAAATTTTTGAAGAAGCATTAAAAGTTGAAAATGGAAATTTTGAATTTCAACTTGATAAAATATACAATTTAAAAATTTTGTTTTATAGTATAAAACTTTCTAAAAGTTCTTATGGGCCCTTATTGAAAGTTATTGAATCAAACCAAATTTCAGAAAGTTTTGAAACTTTAAATTTTTTACAAGACCAATCAGAAACGGATTCAGATGAAGAAATACAAACCCATTTTGAAATCTACAACAAAATTAATTTAAAAAATGAAAAGTGTAAAAGAATTAAAAAGAAGGGTAATGCAAACTCAAATTGAAATTGAACTTGTACATAAAATATTAAAGGTTGTTAGTGATCAATATTCAAATAAATATATATCATTTTATACATGGATAACGTATAATGCTGATATAGAATTTATCACAATTTATGAACAAACATTAAAAGACTCCAAATTGGGATTTGATTATGGTACAAATTTGTCAAATGCAATTTGGTCTTTTTATGAAGTTGAACGTGATATATCTAAATTAAATAATTTTATTAAAAAGTTTGTAAATTGTCAAATGAAAAGTTTGTAAATTGTCAAATGAAAAGTTTGTAAATTTTTAATGTTAAATTAATTTAAGAAATAAAACTTTAAAAGCAAAAAAAGCTACGCTTATTTTGCGACGTAATTACTTGTAAAAGCAAAAAATGAAAGTAGTTGTAACACGTGCAGATGAAAATTATCGTATGATCCTGGAATACCTTCATTACCACTTACCAAGTTCAATTACACGTGAATTTATAAAATGTGAAGAAGAAACTTTTCAACCAAGATTTATTATAAATGAACCTGAATTTGTTTACCAAGAAATAAACTTTACAATTAAAACACAGGAAATTTATAAAAAAGTGTATGATCTTTTTTATAAGTACTCCGAACTAATTTTAGAACATGAATCACTACAAGTTATTGAACAGTTTATACAAACCAGTTTAATTTATATTACAAAAAAATTATATATTAATAATAATGAAAAATTATATATTTACCGTTCTTGTTATGAGCGCTGGGAGCTTGAATGTGAATTAAAACAAAAAAGATTAGATACCTTTTACATTCCTGAAAAAATTAAAAAGGAAATTATACAAGATATTACAAAATTTAATGAAACTCTAACAATGGATAGATACAAAGAACTTTGTATAAATCACGTAAGAATGTATCTTTTTTATGGACCACCTGGTACAGGTAAAACAAGTTTAATAAAAGCTTTAGCTACATATTTTAAAAAGAATATAGCGTATTTAAATATTCAACCAGATTTAGAAGACTCTCAGTTAAAAAAATGCATACAAAAAATTCCATCAAATACTATTCTTTGTCTTGAAGACATTGATGCACTTTTTGCAGAAGAACGTAAAAGTAAATACTCACTTACTTTTAGCGGTTTTATTAATTGTTTTGATGGATTTGCAACACCCGATAATTTAATGGTTTTTATTACAACCAATTACTTAAAGCAATTAGAAAATGCTATAGTACGTAGAATTAGTTATTTTATTGAATTTAAATTTGCAACAAAGGAACAAATTCAACAAATGTTTAATAATTTTTTTCCAAGTCAAATTGACAATTTTAATATTTTTTATGAAAATATTAAAGGAATTGATATTACCATAAACATACTTGAAAAGTTTTTTACCAAGTATCTTTTTGATGATATTATTGAAGCAAGTAAATCCTTTCCAAATTTTGCTAATGGCGAGCTTAAGGTTGAAATTAATGGTAGTACAAAATTGTACATATAAATTATAAATTAATTTTAATTTAACTTAAAAAAATAATAAAAGTAATCTTTACAATATGGGTTTATTCAATTGTTTTAAAAAAAGTTTTGAATCGGAGTTAGAAAAAAAAATTACTGAAATAGTAGAATGTGTGTTAGAGAAAAGAATGAAACAAGAAAATGAAAAAAAACACAATGAAAATGTTACCGATGTTAAAGAAATAATTGTTGAAGAAAGTGATTAAACTTTTTTTTTTAAAGAAAAGTTGAAAGTGATTTAAAGAAAAATATATATATTATATTGCCCCATTAGTTCAATCTGGTCAGAACAACGTGCTTATACTATTTTGAAGTATATCTTGAAAGATCAAACTTTCTTTAGCATACGCGTGGATATCGGTTCAAATCCGGTATGGGGTACTTTCTCGTCATAGCTCAGTTGGCAGAGCGGCGGACTGTAACTTTTAGTTATTTTGGTACTTCAATGTATCTATTAAGTGAAAATCCGTAGGCCCCCCGTTCAAACCGGGGTGACGAGACTCAAAAACCGTGATAATTAAGGTTTCAAGCAAACGTTTTAAGTTTGTTTGAAAATTTAAGTGAATTTTAAAAAAGAAGTTAAAAATTTTATATGTTGTTTAATTAAATTTAATTTTGTTTTGGCTTTTTTAAAACCAAATTGTAAAGGTTCAGCGTTTTCATCATTTTCATCAAAAATAAGTTTTTTACCACCGCCTCTAACATTAAATCTTCTAATAGCAACCTTTGGAGAAATACTGTTAGGTTTCTTTTCTGAACTAAAAACAGCATTTATTCTTAAAGGTCTTGGTGGAGGAGATGTTTTTGAAGGTGACATGAGTATATTTAAGTAAGCACTTTTAGGTTTTCTTTTAAATTTATCTTTTATTCTTTCTAAATTCATAGTACCACATGTAAATGAAATTGTTAAATTAGTATTTAATATACTAGTGTATATATAATAAAGTGCGTTAAATATATTTTCAAGATATGTTTTTAAATAATCAGGTGATCCATTAATTGGCCAAAATTCTGTTTCAAAGTTGTCAGAATTTGGTCTAATTCCAATATGGTAAGAAATTCTTCTAATTTCCATAGTAACATGAAATGAGTTTTTAACACAAGTTACATGTATATCATTAATTGTTAGTTTTGATAAACCAAAATTTTCTTTAATATTTTGTACAATATATTGTGGTACTCTGTAATATTCTGCATCATTTTCCATTTCTAAATCCAAACGTACTTTACCTCCATTTATAGGGTCTATAATATTCATTTTTTAATTTAAACAGTTATTTTAATTTAAAATAAAATAAATTAAAACTTACTTAAAGAAAGGTATGTATAATAAATTGCCCCTGTGATGAAATGGTATCATACCAGGCTGTTACATTTTTAACATGTGTTACCTGTTTTTCTTGGTTCAATTCCAAGCGGGGGCGTTTTTTTAAGATTTTATTAAATTTTATATTAAATTTAATAAAAAATTAAAATAATTTTTAAAAGTATAAAATGTTTCTTTACGGAAAAAGAGTAAAAGTTCCAGGAACTAGAGGTGGTGGTAAAAAACCAGCAGGTGGTGGAAGTGGTGGTAAAAAACCAGCAGGTGGTGGTGGTAAAAAACCTGCAGGAGAAGGAGCTATTAGAAAACCTCCTAAAACTAGTAGAGTTGTTATATTTGAAGCTGGTAGAGATGCTGATACTCCTGAAAAAACAAGAGCGGCCGAATCAATTTATAGATTAATGTTTGGGGACGATGAACATGTACCTATGAGTATGGTTTGGATTTTTCCACAAGATCCAACACGACCACCTAGTGATAGTAATCCTTTAAATATGTCTAAAGAATATGAATTAGTAATTAATGATGCTACACACTTAGGAAGAGGTATTGTTAGAGTTTTAGCAGTAAAATACGTTAAAGATGATCCTAATCTTGAAGGAAAAGGAAATAAAACAATAAAATTTGAAGGTAATACAGGGGTACGTTCTCCACAAAATCCTAATGTATCTTTACCTTATTTATCAATAAAAGTTTTTGATCAAAGTACAGGTAGATCTAGTAAAAAACATTATGGGGTAATAACAAGTTGGTCAGGGAATGGACAGGCACCTCCTTCACCACCAAGAGAAGGTGGTGGTGGTGCTGGAGCTCCTCCTGGATCACCTACAAACTCAACAGAAATGGTAGCAGCATTAGATTTTGGAAGAAAAAGACGTAAAGTTAATAAATTAAGTATTAAAAGACTCCGCGCAGATCTTAAACGACTTGCAAAGTGTTAAGGTTTTCAATAAAATTTCCATTTTCAAAATTAAAAATTTGATTACCTGAAAGGTACTTGATACCAATTGATCCATTTATATTTTTTGAATTACATTGACCAAAATTAATAATTAAACCGTTGTTGATGTTGTGTTGTTTCATATAATTTTTAATTTGAATAATTGCTTCGGTATTGTTCAAATTGGCAATTGCTTTTAATTCTATTATAACCGATTTATTAACAATAATATCAACACGTCCATGACCAATTGTATGATTTTGATAAACAATTGGAGTAATTACTTCAGATTCGTATTGAAGTCCTTTTAACCTTAAGGCAACCTCAAAAGCACGGTGATAAATTACTTCGTTGTAACCTGGACCAATTGAATTGTAAATATCATACGCAAGTGTAATAATGTCATTAAGAGTATTTTGATTACTCATTTTACTTTTGTTTATTAAAGCACATTTCTTTAAATTTTTTTAAAAAACAGTTACCAGTACTCATCACCGTATGTAATAAAAAGTTCTTGTCCAGGTTTTACATTTTTTATAGTACGATAATAAAGTTTTCCTGCATATTGATAAGGTTCAACATTTTGACGTTTATCACGAGAATCATTAAGATACCTTAACCAATTACTTGTTTTTTCAGGCTTACCGTCTATATAAATTGGTCCATATTTAGAACTCAATTCCCAAATATAACTTTGATCACTTAAACGATCGTATTCCTGTTGGCTTAATTTTTTACCTTTATAATTTCCTAAAATAGTACCCTTTTTTAAAAATACATTGGCAAAAGCACCATTACCTGCATTTGGTATAGTACTTGTCGCTATTGAGTACATATCTTTTGTTAGACCCTTTTGCTTTCTTTTTTTTTTGGTTTTACCAAAACCATTTCTTTCAATATTTAATTTAGCCATCTTTCTTTGTAGAGATTCTTCTTTTATATTTTTTAACATTTCTTTAAGGTTTATACTAGGTTTTCTTGGTGCTTTTTCTTTTAAAGAAACACTTTCTACTCCTTTAATTAAATCACCTACATTTGGTAAATTTGGTAAATGTTTTGGCATATCACTTTTTAAACTTAACATTTATTTTATTTTAAACGTAAAAAAATAATAAATAAAATAAAAAGTTTTTTAAATGAATTTACTTGTAACTGGTGGTTGTGGATTTATCGGTTCAAATTTTATAAATTACATTGCAAAGGTTTATCCAAATTATTTTATAGTTAATATTGATGCTCTATATTATTGTGCAAGTGAAACAAATGTAAATGAATCCATAAGAACGAATTTTAATTATAAATTTATAAAATGTAATTTAAAAGATTTTGATTTTCTTAATTTTGTTCTTGAAAAATACAGCATAACACACATTGTCCATTTTGCTGCACAATCACATGTTCAAAATTCATTTGACGATTCTTTAATTTATACTATGGACAACGTTTTAGGAACACATACTCTTTTAGAAAGTTGCCGACTTTATCAAAAAAAGACAAACAGTCTTTTAAAAATAATTCATGTTTCAACAGATGAAGTGTATGGAGAAAGTGTTGGAGATGATCTTAAATGTGAAACGAGTATTCTTATACCAACAAATCCATATGCAGCAACAAAAGCAGGTGCTGAAATGATTGCTATGAGTTATATTAAAAGTTATAACTTACCTATAATTATAACACGGGGTAATAATGTTTATGGACCAAACCAGTATCCAGAAAAATTAATACCACTTTTTATTAAACAATTAAAAAATAACGAACCGGTAACCGTTCAAGGAGATGGCTCTGCGATAAGATCTTTTTTACATGTTAGTGATGTTTGTACAGCTTTTGAAACAATTCTTTTTAAAGGTCAAATTGGCGAAATCTATAATATAGGAACAAATTTTGAGTATTCAGTTTTAGAAACAGCTTTTCTTTTAATAAAATTAATAAAAGGTACAACTGATTATACACCTTGGATAAAATTTATTGAAGACCGTCCATTTAATGATTCTAGGTATTTCATAAGTAATAAAAAACTTAAAGAGTTAGGTTGGGAAATAAAAATAGATTTTGAACAAGGAATAAAAATGTTGATTTAAATAAAATGAAAAAAAAAAATAAAAACTAAATAAAAAATAATATTAAAGTTAAAATGAAAAAAAAAAATAAATTGATTTTAATTTTAATTTTTATTTTTGTTTTAGTTTTAATAAACTCAAGTAACTTTACAAATAATTTAACTTCTCAAAAGCAAGATATTATAAAAAAATTATATAGTAATGATTATTGGAATGATTATAGATTAGGTGATGTTTATTTTCATCATAAGCACGTTTATGATCCAAATCACCCACATAATTCATTATATCATAAAGATAAATTTCAAGGTAGTATAGCAAATGAATATATTAATACAAATAAAACTGGTAAAAAAAATACACAATTACTTTTAGAAATCATTAATAAAAGAGCTACAGATAAATCTAAGTACCCTGATACTCTCTTCTTA